ACGACAGGGAGTTTGAACGTAGGCTGAAGATTGCACAGACTATGCTCAAAGAAAAGGAACTAGACCTAAAGGCTAACAACCAAGGATAATCTATGGTAGTCACAAGAACAGAACTTCAAGAAGTAGTCGAACAAGTAAACAGAAAGTTTGAAGAGCTTGAAAATAGAATCAAAGAGCTAGAAGCAGCTGAAAAAAAGAAACCAGCTAAGAAAACTACATCCAAGGCAGCATAATGACAGAAAGAGCAGGAACTAGAGCAAGAGCTATAAAACGCACTACAGGCAAAGGCGGTAACTATCGTCCTACTAAGTCTGGTGCAGGGATGACTGAGAAAGGTGTAAAAGCCTACAGAGCAGCCAATCCCGGCTCTAAGCTTAAAACTGCTGTTACTGGGAAAGTAAAAGCCGGTAGTAAAGCTGCTAAAAGACGTAAATCATACTGTGCTAGATCTCTAGGACAGTTAAAGAGAAGTTCTGCTAAAACACGGAACGATCCGAATTCTAGGATTAGGCAAGCTAGAAGACGGTGGAAGTGCTAACTGCCTAAGGAGAAAACTATGCCCGGAGGAAAAGGAACTTACGGAACTAAAAGAGGAAGACCCCCAATGAACGGCAAAAAGAAAAAGAAGCCAATGGGAGGTAAAAGAAGAGGTATGGGATACTAGAAAAAGCTTGACTTTTACTTAAAAGTATGCTATACTAAAAATTGTATCTTAGACACTAAGGGAATACAAAAGATGACTAAAGAACTAGAGGAATACTTTGCTAACTACAACGAATTGTTTAACTCTGTTGGTTGGAAACAATTACTAGGGGATCTACAACAAAACGTAGCGCAAATAAACTCAGTCGAAGCGACAACAGACGTAGAGAATCTACACTTCCGTAAAGGACAACTGGCGATTCTTGCAACTCTGTTTAACTTACCAGCTCAAATGGAAAATGCTGAAAAAGACGCACAGGAATCTGATGAGGAAGAAAAAGCTGAGGCAGAAGCAGCGACCTCTTCCCAAGAAATCTGATGCTGAAACTATATGATTTCAAGTGTCTTGACGGACACGTTTTTGAGCAACTAGTAGACGAAAACAAGCGCACTGTTAGGTGTAATAAATGCGGTTATAGTGCTACTAGGATTATCTCACCTGTTAGGTCTTCTTTAGATCCTATCAGTGGTCACTTTCCCGATGCTACACGGCGTTGGGCTAGAGCTAGAGATAGTCACATAAAATACGAAAGAAAGCAAAGTTCATAGCTAGAACCCTTTCTACTTTCTCCACAATACTATAGGGTACGGAGTTTAATGATGGCTAAAATATTAGAGCGTGAGGATGCTGCACCGCCAGTTCAGGCAGAACAGGAAGAGCAACCGCAGCAAGATCAACTTTTCGATACGGAACAGGAAGAACCAGAGGCAACTCCTGAGGAACCTCAACTACCTGACAAGTATCAAAACAAATCTGTTCAGGATTTAGTACAAATGCACCAAGAGGCTGAAAAGCTTCTGGGCAGACAAAGTTCTGAAGTAGGTGAGCTTAGAAAAGTTGTAGACAACTACATCCAAACACAACTCACACCAAACGAACCTGAACAAACAGTCCAAGAAGAAGTAGATTTCTTTACGGAACCAGACAAAGCTATAGATCAACGGATTGCAAATCATCCTAAGATCAAAGAAGCTGAAACGCTGAGTGCTCAGTATAAACAAGCTACGGCTCTAAATGTACTGAAGACAAAGCATCCAGATATGGAAACGATACTGAAAGACAGTAAGTTTGCAGAATGGATACAGGCTTCTCCAGTTAGGACAAAGTTGTTTGTAGCTGCTGACCAACAGTACGACCATGAGTCTGCTGACGAGCTTTTCACTTTGTGGAAGGAACGCCAACAGATAGTAACGCAAACTGCTGAAGCTGAAAAACAAAGTAGGAAACAAACAGCTAGAGCAGCTAGTACTGGTGGTGCAAGCGGTAGCACTGAAAGGTCTCCAAAGAAAATCTACCGAAGGGCAGACATTATTAAACTTATGAAAACTGACCCTGAAAGATATGCTTCGCTTTCTGATGAAATACTCAGGGCTTATGCAGAAAACAGGGTCAAATAATTATCCATTAAGGGGAAATTAGATGGCTACTTCAACATATCCTGCCACTGGTGGGTTTGTAGACAACACTAGCGCAGCTACTTTCATCCCAGAAATCTGGTCTGATGAAATTATAGCTTCGTATCAAAAAAACTTGGTTTTTGCTAACCTCGTTAAGAGGATGTCCATGGAAGGCAAGAAAGGTGATGTGCTTCACATTCCTAAGCCTACTCGTGGATCAGCAAACGCTAAAGCTGAAAACACTGCCGTT